GCCAGCAGAAGAAGCGGAAGAACTGGCACGGATTGCACTGGCATCATTGGAAGCAAAACCAATAGGTGCATTCCACATTGCAGAACAGCAAGTTGACGGCACAAGTGACTACCTCAAGGATGGAGAATGGCCTATTGATAATGGAATTATTGAGGTCTACGCCGCCCCACCCATTCCAGTAGTACCTGAAGAAAAACCAATGCCTAACCCTCTTAAAATGTACGCGGTCGATGCTGTTGCCGCTATTGCAGAGGTGAGAGGCTGGAACGCCTGTCGTGCCGCTATGCTTCAGAGTCAAGGTAATTGCATTAAGGATGGTTGGATAAGCTGTAGTGAGCAGATGCCAGATAAGTTAATTCCGGTAATGGTCATGTATGAAGACGGTGAGATGTGGTCTGCAATGTGGAATGGCAATCGCTGGGATGATGGCACCGAATATCCGGATCCGCACTCAGTTACGCACTGGCGTGAAATGCCAGCAGCGCCGAAACAGGAGGTGAAGTAATGAACAAGTGCAACGCTCTGCTTTATGCCATGGTGATTGGTTTCGGCCTGGCTGCTGGTATCCGGGTTTATATTGCCTGGGAGTCATTAATCAATCTGGCGTGGAGTGCGATTCGTGGCTAAATCCCCCGCAGAACGCAAAGCCGCGCAGCGCGCTCGGCAGTCCGCCGCCGGTGAGCGCAAAATTGAACTGGTGCTGGATAAGCAGGAGCAGGAAATGCTGGCGCGGAACTGCGCCGCCCGGCGCCCTGGTCGCGATCCCTATGAAATGGCCGAGTACATCGCGCTGCTGATCCGCCAGGATGATGCACGCGTGCGCGGGCGTATAAAATCGATCAGCAGAAAACGTTGCGGTAAGTGCGGCGAGAGAGTTCCTGTGAATTCATGCCCGTGTAATGGTGACTCGCAATGCTGGGTGACCAAAGGCTGGCATGAAACGAAATTAATAGTGTGACATGTCACGAGTAGATTATGCATGATGAATTTGATGGGTTTTGAATACTGCCGCCAACTATGGCGGCTTTATTTTGCATGGTACTATTACCACAACGGTAACTATTACCACGGTGGTTATGATGCCTGCTGAACATAAAACCTATAAACGCAAATCAACGCAATTTAAGCCACTAACAGCAATGCAGGAGGCTTATTGCCAGTCATACATCAAAACGCCTGAAAACCAGACTCAGGCAGCGATTAACGCAGGATTCTCCCCAAATACAGCGGCAGTTAAAGCCAGTGTCATGATGCGCGATGAACGCATTCAAAAACGGATTGCCGAGTTGATGGAGGAGCGCAACAAACGAATGCGCGTCAGTGCTGATTACGTTCTCATGCGCCTGGTGGAGATCGACCAGATGGACGTGATCGACATCCTCAACGACGATGGGAGCCTTAAACCAATCCGTGAGTGGCCGAAAATCTGGCGCACTACGCTTAGTGGCTTTGATCTGTCATCGACCATCATGAACATGAACGAGGATTCGATAGAGACAATCCTCAAAAAAATTAAATGGCCTGACAAGGTGAAGAACCTTGAGATGATTGGTAAGCATGTTGATGTCAACGCGTTCAAAGAACGTCTGGATGTTAATGTGAATGTGACAATTGCTGATCGCATAGCAGCAGCCAGGAAGCGACTCAAAGAACGTCAGGATGGTAATCAGTGACAGATACAGCGTTATCTCCTGAAGAGCAGTTGATCGAGGATATTGCAGGGTTCACTCACGATCCGCTTGGCTATGCCCTCTATGCGTTCCCGTGGGGGGAAGAGGGGACTGAATTAGCACATGCCACCGGTCCACGTAAGTGGCAGGCTGATGCGTTCCGAGAGATACGTGATCACCTGCAGAATCCAGAGACGCGCTATCAGCCGCTTATGCTGGCACGTGCTTCGGGTCACGGTATTGGTAAATCCGCATTCATCTCAATGCTGATCAACTGGGGCATGTCCACTTGCGAGGATTGTAAGGTCGTGGTGACCGCCAACACCGACAACCAGCTACGAACGAAGACCTGGCCGGAAATTATCAAGTGGTCGAACCTTGCTATCACGAAATACTGGTTTACCTGTACTGCTACCGCGATGTACAGCAATGACCCTGGGCATGACAAGCGGTGGCGAGCTGACGCAATCCCCTGGTCTGAGCACAACACTGAGGCATTCGCCGGACTACACAACGAGCGCAAACGCATCATCGTGGTATTCGATGAAGCGTCGAACATTGCCGATCTGGTGTGGGAGGTAGCAGAGGGTGCGCTGACGGACGAAGACACCGAAATCATCTGGGTGGCGTTCGGAAACCCTACACGTAACACCGGGCGTTTTCGCGAATGTTTCCGCAAATATAAACACCGCTGGAAAACTGCGCAGATTGACAGCCGGACGGTGGAAGGCACTAACAAACAGCAGTTGCAGAAATGGGTTGATGACTACGGGGAAGACAGCGACTTCGTTAAAATCCGTGTGCGCGGCATATTCCCGGATGCATCTGAATTGCAGTTTATCCCTACCGGCCTTACTGACGAGGCAATGAAACGGGTGGTAACCGCTGCGCAGGTTGCACATGCTCCGGTGATAATCGGCGTTGACCCGGCATACTCCGGCGTTGATGACGCTGTGATATACCTGCGGCAGGGGCTGCACAGTAAGGTGCTATGGACTGGTAACAAGACCACCGACGATCTGATTATGGCGAAGCGTATCGCTGACTTTGAAGACCAGTATCAGGCTGACGCAGTGTTCATCGACTTTGGTTACGGTACCGGTCTGAAGTCAATCGGTGACGGCTGGGGTCGTACATGGCAACTTGTTCCGTTCGGCGGTGCGTCCACTGACCCGCAGATGCTTAACAAGCGTGGGGAGATGTTCAATGCATGCAAGACATGGCTGAGGCTCGGCGGCATGCTGGATGACCAGGAAACAGCGGACGACCTGTCGGCGGCAGAGTACAAAGTTCGAGTGGACGGTAAAATCGTTATCGAACCGAAGGAAGATATCAAAGAGCGGCTTGGGCGTTCTCCTGGTAAAGGCGATGCGCTACTGCTGACGTTTGCGTTCCCTGTGTCGAAGCGTCTGCGAATTCCCGGGCAGCAGAACCAGCAAGGCAAGGCCATCACAGATTACGATCCCTATGCTTAATCCTCTGGTGGGGATAATGTCGTTGATATCCTCTGGTGAGGATAAAACAAAGCCAGCTCATAGGCTGGCTGTTTGTGACATGTCACGGTGTTATTGCTCGCTTAACTTCTGCTTCAGCAAGTAACCTTCAAGCATCCAGATTTTGTTTACAGCATTCTGTCGGGCAATCTTCCGACCAATTTCTGCATCAAAGTTTTCCGGGCTTGCACAGGAACTCTCTCCGGTGACGGTGAAGCCGTTGCGCAGCACCAGGACGCAGAACGTCAGCAGAGAAAGTGATTCGTGCGGCTGGTAGTTTACCTCTCCGCCAGTATGTTTCGCTTTTATGGCTTTGCCAAAGGCACCATCCTCTGCTGTGAAATATGCCTCCTGAGCAATAATGCTTCCGATATGGTCTGGCGTAACGCGCGGAGCAGTTTTGCCTTTCTCAACGATTTCTTTTTCGATTTGCTGGTCGTTCATAATCTCACCTTAAAAAAATGCCCGGCGAACCGGGCGAACTGGAAGCAATGAGTTATGCCTTCCGTGGCTGTACGGGTTTACAGCATGAAGTCATCGCAATGGCGTCCTGCTGTAAAAAGGGCGGTGATAGTCCTTCAAGGGAAACCATCACCGCCAAGCCCCTGGAACTTCTGGCATCACGGTCCTTAGGCGTGATTCTGGCGTGGCATGCAGGATTCGAACCTGCGACCAACCGCTTAGAAGGCGGTTGCTCTGTCCAACTGAGCTAATGCCACAACGCTGAGAGCACTTAGCCTGTTAAGGCGCCACACTTTGTCGCGGCTCCATAAATGCTCTCATCGTTGTACCCTCGTCTCTTCCGAGGCGTCACACCGAATCGCCGGGATGGTGAATCCCCGTGCGCGGAATAAAACCGCTCGACTTGCACATTCCGGCTACCTGGTTCGTTTGCTCGAGCAAGGGAGGGTGCCCCTTAAACGTATCCAGACCGCTATCGGCGCATGTGCCATACGCCGTACTGCTCAAAATAAAAGCTCACTCCACCTGTTCAATTTAACGACAAGCCAGTCAGGTTAATAACCGGAATGAACTCTTTGCTTACCTGAAAGGTAATAATTCGTGCGTTAAATGTCAACTATCTACGATAAATAAATCATATGTGGTTAAATTGGTAATAATTTAATTGCGTACGGAGTCATTGATATGTGCATGGGTAGCTCACCATCAGTGCCTGCAACACCAGAAGTTCAGGCAGCACCACAGGAGCAGGATGCCGCCGTTGTTGATGCCCGCGACGAAGAAACACGTCGCCGTCGCGCTGCTGCTGGTCGTAGTTCTACGCTGCTTACCGGTTCTCAGGGCGACACATCAACCGCTAATACCAGCGGTAAAACGCTGCTTGGTCAGTAACCGGAGTCATTGAAATGGCGGAAACAACTAAAGAGCGATTGAACAAACAGTTCGCACAACTTGAAAGCGAGCGTCAGTCGTTCGAGCCGCACTGGCGCGAGTTGAGTGATTACATCAACCCGCGTGGTTCCCGCTTTCTGACTTCTGAGGTCAACCGTAACGATCGACGCAATACACGCATTATTGATTCGACCGGGACTATGGCGGCGCGCACTCTCGCCAGCGGCATGATGTCAGGCATCACAAGCCCCGCGCGTCCGTGGTTTCGCCTGGCTACGCCAGATCCTGAAATGATGGATTATGGCCCTGTTAAGTTGTGGCTTGAGGGGTGCAGAACCGCATGAACGATATGTTCAATAAGTCGAATCTCTATCAGTCGCTGCCGCAGTTATACGGAAGCCTCGGCACATACAGCACCGGTGCAATGGCGGTACTGGAGGATGACGAGGACATCATTCGCACAATGCCATTCCCGATAGGCAGTTACTACCTGGCTAACTCACCTCGTGGCAGTGTGGACACCTGTTTTCGCAAGTTCTCTATGACTGTTCGTCAGCTTGTTCAGGAGTTCGGGCTAAATAACGTCAGCGAATCCGTAAAAAGCATGTGGGAAAGCGGTACCTACGAGAAGTGGATTGAAGTGATGCATTCGGTTTACCCGAACATTGACCGCGATACATCGAAGCTGGATAGCAAGAACAAGCCATTCAAATCGGTTTATTACGAGGTTGGTGGCGATAACGACAAGTTGTTGCGTGAGTCAGGATTCGATGAGTTTCCAATTATGGCTCCGCGCTGGGAAGTTAACGGCGAAGATGTTTATGGATCATCATGCCCGGGTATGCTGGCGCTTGGACCTGTTAAGGCATTGCAGCTTCTCCAGAAGCGCAAGTCGCAGTTGATTGATAAAGCCACCAATCCGCCGATGGTTGCTCCGACTTCCCTCAAGAATCAGCGCGCCTCCCTTCTTCCTGGCGACATCACGTATATCGATCAGATTACTGGTCAGGATGGCTTCAGGCCTGCTTATCTGGTTAACCCCAGTACAGCAGATCTGGTAGCAGACATTCAGGACACTCGGCAAATCATTAACAGCGCCTACTTTGTCGATCTGTTCATGATGTTGCAGAACATCAATACCCGCTCGATGCCTGTTGAAGCGGTGATCGAAATGAAAGAAGAAAAACTTCTGATGTTGGGGCCGGTTCTGGAGCGTCTGAACGACGAATGTCTTAATCCTCTCATTGACCGCGCTTTCTCGATGATGGTGCGTAAAAACATGTTGCCGCCACCGCCTGACGCGATGGAAGGCATGCCCCTGAAGGTCGAATACATTTCCGTCATGGCTCAGGCTCAGAAGTCTATCGGCCTGTCCAGTCTGGCGTCCACGGTTAACTTCATTGGTCAACTTGCGCAAGCGAAACCAGAAGCTCTCGACAAACTCAACGTTGATCAGGCGATCGATGCATTCGCTGATATGTCCGGAGTGTCTCCAACCGTCATTGTTCCGCAGGAACAGGTTGAGCAGGCTCGCCAGCAACGGGCACAGCAGCAACAGCAGCAACAAATGATGGCGATGGGGATGGCGGCGGCACAGGGTGCCAAGACGCTAAGCGAAGCTAAAACTTCGGATCCGAGTGTTTTGTCAGCTATGGCGAATGCAGTTAGTGGTCAGGGTGGGCAATCACAATGACAGATTACGAAGACGATCAACTGAAAGAAGAAAACGCCCGTAAGCAACGTGACATGGCGCAGCGTGAAATTGATGACATTCGCTTTGTCATGAGCAGTGAACAGGGGCGTCGCGTTGTCTGGTCGGTGCTGGAGAAAGGCCGTGTGTTTTCCGCTATCTCACCGATGGACGCTATGGCAATGGCATTTAATGAGGGGCAACGCAATCTGGCGCTGGAACTGTTTCAGCGCGTTATGGCGCATTGCCCTGAACAGTATTTGAAGATGGCCAAAGAGGCCAGTGAACAGGAGTGATCATGAATTTATTTGAGCGTTTGCTGTATCGCCGTCTTTGCAATGAGCAACCAGTCGATGGTGGAGCAGCTCCGGCTGCGTCAGAACCGTCAGCGCCTGCAGGTGATAACCCTGCTCCAGTTGGTGATCCATCACAACAGGAAGGTGATAAGCCACAACCTGTTGCTGATGGCGATAAACCTGCTGATGACAAAAAGCCTGAAAACGATAAGCAGGATGAAAAAAAGGACGGCAATAAACCAGAGGGTGCGCCTGAGAAGTACGAGTTTCAGGCTGCCGAAGGCGTAGAGCTGGATACAGAAGCGTTGAAGGAATTCGAGCCGGTGGCGCGAGAACTTAACCTGACCAACGAGCAAGCGCAAAAGCTGGTTGATGCTTATCCGAAGATTCTGGCAGGTGTTCAGCAGCGCCAGGCAGAAGCCTGGCAGAAAACAACCGAGCAGTGGGCTGCGGATGTAAAAGCTGACAAAGAAATCGGTGGCGACAAGTTGATTTCTAACCTTAGCGCCGCACAGCGTGCGCTTGACCAGTTCGGGACACCTGAGCTCAAAGAATATCTGAACACCACCGGGCTGGGTAATCACCCTGATCTGGTCAAAACGTTCGTGAAAATCGGAAAGGCGATGTCTGAAGATGGCATGGTCACCGGTGGTAATGAAGGCCAGCGTAGTGCGGCCGAAGTGCTCTATGGCAAATAAGAGAGGAAATGACAATGGCTGTTAAAGGCTTAACTGCGCTAACGCTGGCTGACTGGGGTAAGCGCGTCGATCCAAACGGGAAAGTCGATAAGATTATCGAGCTTCTCGGTCAAACTAACCCGATCCTTCAGGATATGCCTTTTGTCGAAGGGAACCTTCCTACCGGACACCGAACCACCATTCGTTCTGGTTTACCTTCAGCCACCTGGCGTTTGCTGAACTATGGCGTACAGCCAAGCAAATCAACCACAGTGCAGGTCACCGATTCCGTTGGAATGCTGGAAACCTATGCTGAAGTCGATAAGTCACTGGCTGATCTGAACGGTAATACCGCCGAATTCCGCCTGTCTGAAGACCGCGCATTTATTGAAGCGATGAATCAGCAGATGGCGCAGACGTTGTTTTATGGTGATTCCAGCGTTAACCCTCAGCAGTTTATGGGACTGTCCTCCCGCTATTCCAGCCTGTCTGCGGGTAATGCTCAGAACATCATTGATGCTGGTGGCACGGGTACAGATAACACCTCAATCTGGTTAGTGGTGTGGGGCGAAAACACCGTGCATGGCATCTTCCCGAAAGGGCAGAAGGCTGGCATCCAGATGGAAGATAAAGGCCAGGTGACACTGGAAGATGTTAATGGCGGCAAGTACGAAGGCTACCGTACCCATTACAAATGGGACAACGGACTTGCTCTGCGTGACTGGCGTTATGTTGTTCGCATTGCAAACATCGATGTCAGCAATCTTTCAGAACCTTCCTCTGCCGCAAATATTGCGAAGTTGATGGTTAAAGCACTGCATCGCATTCCAAACCGTGGCATGGGTCGCCCGGTGTTCTACATGAACCGCACTGTAGGCCAGGCTCTTGATCTGCAATCTCTGGAGAAAACATCTCTGGCTATCAGCGTAAAAGAGACTGAAGGCGAGTGGTGGACTTCATTCCGTGGTGTACCAATCCGTGAAACTGATGCGCTTCTGGAAACAGAAGCCCGCGTGGTGTAACGCCTGTTATTAACCTGTGGGTCGTAACAGACCCACTAATGGAGAAAGAAGATGATCACCGACAAACTGTTGATGTTCTCCGAAGCTCAGGCGGTTACGAATACCGCGGCTTCTACTGACGTAATCGATCTCGGTCCAATTGACGGAAAACGTCGTGATATCGGCGTAGGTTACCCGCTTGAGTTTTGGGCGCTGGTTAACACAGCCGCCGCGGCAAGCGGTGATGCAACTGTAAACATCCAGTTGCAGACGAGTGAGAATAACAGCTCATGGACCACTATTTATGATAGTGGCGCACTGGCAAAGACCGCCCTGACAGCAGGTAAACGAGTTGTTTCTGCAAAGGTGCCTGCCGGTGTTCAGCGATATCTGCGTGTTAACTACTCCGTCGCAACTGGCCCACTAACGGCTGGCGAATTCACTGCGGGTATCAGTCTTGATGTTGATGCCAATACGCCGTATCCGATCCGCTCAAAAGTAACTGGTTAAGGTGATATTGATGTCAGGTGAGAAACCAAGATACCGCGTTCTGCGCCTCTCTCATATCCATAACACTCTGTGGCCGGAGGGGGCAGAAATCGAATACGAAGGTGAGCCTGGTAGCGCACTGGAACCTGTTAACGATGCAGCCAGACAGGCAAAAGCAAAAGTTGCAGGAAAGGTGTCAATGGCAGCAACCAGCACCAAAATCATCAACGATGTGTCAGATGATGGTGAACTGGATAAGCTCCGTGAAGAGTACGAATTGCTCTTTAACGAGAAGCCACACCATAACGCCAAAGCCGAAACGCTCCGCGAGAAGATCGCAGATAAGCGTAAAGAACTGGGCGTGTAAGCCTCGCGAATCAGACAAGGGGCTTCGGCCCCTTTATTGCAGGAGTGTATATGGAACTCGTAAACCTCAAAACCGGCACTGACAGCTACCAGGATGAGAGCGGAGAAACCAGAACTCGCGATGAATACCCGTGGGGGCTGTGCATCACGCTGAATAACGACACATTGAATAAGCTGAAGGCGCAACCTCAGGGCGTCGGAACAGAAGTGATGATAACTGCAAAGGCTGTTATTCGAGGCCTGTCTGCCAGAGAAACTGACGATGGTGTTAATCGCAGCGCCGATCTGCAGATCACTGATATGGCAATCGCTCCTGTTTCCGGTGATGTAGAAAAATCAGCGGCTGAAACTCTGTACGGCAATGGGGGTGAGTAATGGCCTCTGTAGTAGAGATCTGCAATCGTGCGCTGTCCAATATTGGCAACAGCCGCAGCATTAACAGCCTGACGGAAGCCAGCAAGGAAGCGGGGGAATGTTCGCTGCACTTTGAGGCCTGCCGTGATGCTGTGCTTTCTGATTTTGACTGGAACTTTGCTACCAAACGCGTGGCGCTTGCAGATACGAGCAATCCACCGCCTGACTGGGAATATGCGTACCAGTACCCGTCCGATTGTCTGCGCATTACTGAAATTATGCTTCCTGGTGTACGCAATCCAACAGCAGCAATGCGCGTTCAGTACGAAGTTGGTGCAGACACCAACGGAACAGGAAAATTGATCTACACAGACCAGCCGCAGGCATGGCTCAAGTATGTCTCTCGCGTTTCAGATGTGAACATGTTTGATGCCATTTTTATGGAGGCGTTGGCCTGGCGTCTTGCGGCAGCTATTAACATGGCGCTGACTGGGAATGCAGACCTCGGTACGTTTGCCCTCAATATGTACAATCGCGAGATTCTTAGTGCTGGCTCGCATAGCCAGAATGAATCACAGGAACCTCAGCCACCGGTTGATGAGTTTACCATTGCGAGGTTGTCCTGATGGCTATCAGTTGGATCCAGCCCAGCTTTGCTGGTGGTGAGATTGGACCGTCGTTGTACGGACGTATCGACATGGCGAAGTACCAGGTGGCATTGCGCAAGTGCGATAACTTTATCGTGCGGCAGTATGGCGGCGTTGAGAATCGACCTGGTACGCGTTTTGTCGGTGCCGCCAAATACCCAAATCGGAAATGCCGCCTGATCCCGTTCCAGTTCTCGACGGTTCAGACTTATGCTCTGGAGTTCGGACACCAGTACATGCGCGTTATCAAAGATGGTGCGTTGGTGCTGAACAGCAGCAATGTTATTTATGAAATTGCCACGCCATATACTGAAGCCGATCTGTTCAGAATTAAATTCACGCAAAGCGCAGACGTGCTTACGCTGGTTCATCCGGCATACCCGCCGAAAGAGTTGCGCCGCTATGCGCATGACAACTGGCAACTGGTTGATGTGGTAACGAAGAACGGGCCATTTGAAGATATCAATATTGACGAGTCAGTGACGGTTTATGCCAGCGCCAGCACCGGGACAATTACGTTAACGGCAAGCGCCTCTATTTTTGGCGTGGAGCAGGTAGGCAAATTGTTCTATCTGGAACAGCCAGCAGTGGATTCAGTACCGGTATGGGAAACCAGTAAGAGTACGTCGATTGGCGATATTCGCCGTGCAGACAGTAACTACTATCGCGCCGTTACAGCAGGCAAAACATGCACTTTGCGCCCTTCGCATACAGAAGGCACATCATGGGATGGCTGGGGCGGATCCGGTGATGATGATACCGGCATTGAGTGGGAATATCTGCACAGTGGTTTTGGCATTGCCCGTATCACTGCTGCAAATGGAACTACTGCAACTGCCGAGGTGATTTCCTATATCCCTTCGCAGGTAGTTGGTGCGAATAATGCAAGCTATAAATGGGCTAAATATGCCTGGAACAGTGTTAACGGTTATCCTGGCACTGTTGTTTATTATCAACAACGTCTTTACTTTGCCGCATCGACTGCGTTCCCTCAGACTATCTGGGCCAGCCGTACCGGTGATTATAAGGATTTTGGTAAAAGCAATCCTACGCAGGATGACGACAGAATTATCTACACCTATGCCGGGCGTCAGGTTAATGAGATCCGTCACCTGATTGATGTCGGTTCGCTGGTGGCACTGACTTCCGGAGGTGAGTACGTCATCACCGGCGACCAGAACAAAGTGTTAACCCCATCATCATTTGCATTCAGCTCTCAGGGATCAAATGGCTCGAGCAATGTCCCACCAATTGCCGTGGCGAATATTGCTCTGTTCGTCCAGGAGAAAGGCAGTGTTGTCCGTGATCTGGCCTACTCATTCGATGTTGACGGCTATCAGGGGAACGACCTTACTATCCTTGCCAATCATCTTTTTCAGAAGCACAGCATTGTTGACTGGTGCTTCTCGATTGTCCCTTACTCCAGTGCCTTCTGCATTCGTGATGACGGTAAATTACTGGTGATGACCTATTTGCGTGATCAGCAGGTTTTTGCATGGGCACCACAATCCAGTACCGGAAAATATGAAAGCACATGCAGTATCAGCGAAGGCAATGAAGATGCGGTGTATTTCGTCGTTAACCGAACCGTTAACGGGCAAACAGTGAGATACATCGAGCGACTGTCCAGCCGTTTATTTACCAGCGATGAAGATGCTTTCTTTGTTGATTCTGGCCTTAGCTATGATGGAAGAAATACGTCTGACAGAACAATGACCATCACTGGTGGTTCTGGTGAATGGGATTACCGTACGGAATATACAATCAGTGTTTCTGGTGGTGCGTACTTCACCAGTAGTGATGTCGACGCGCAACTACAGTTCCCTTATACCGGAACTGATCCTGATACTGGCGATGAAGTGTCAAAAGAATTACGTTGCGACATTATTTCTGTAACCAGCAATACCGCTGTAGTGGTTCGTGCCAACAGGAACGTCCCGCCATCCCTCAGGAATGCGGCCACCACGAACTGGCAGATGGCGCGCCGGACATTTGGAGGCCTGTCTCATCTTGAAGGCCAGACCGTAAACATTCTCTCTGATGCGAACGTGGAACCACAGAAAGTGGTTTCCGGAGGTGCCGTCACGCTGGAATCACCGGGGGCTGTAGTGCACATCGGCCTGCCAATAACTTCTGAATTCGAAACACTGGATATCAACATTAACGGACAGGAAACACTGCTGGACAAAAAACAGGTGATCCCGTCCGTTACCCTGGTGGTGAATGCCAGTCGCGGCATCTGGGCGACTACGCCCGGCGGTAAATGGTACGAATATCCACAGCGTGAATTCGAGTTCTACGATGATCCTGTTGATGACGCTACCGGAAAAGTAGATGTGAAACTGGACAGTAACTGGGGAAAAAACGGACGTGTAAGAATCCGTCAGCTTGACCCGTTGCCGCTGTCTGTTCTTGCCGTTATTCCTCGCCTTACTGTTGGGGGGTTCTGATGATCGATGTTCGAATTATTCCCGCTACCGAAGAGCATCTTCAGATGATTTTGCCGGATGTTCGTCAGGCTGATATTGACGAACTGTATGCGGTATCGCTGATGACTACCGAAGATGCGCTACGTGTTGGTCTGCGCACTGCGACTATGGCCTGGTCAGGGTTTGCGAACAGAGAACTGGTAACCATGTTTGGTGTATCACCGGCGTCAATGATTGGTGGCAATGGTACGCCCTGGCTGGTCGGAACCAGCCGTATTGAAAAATATCAGAAGACATTTCTGCGCCACTGCCGCCCTGTATTGCAGCAGATGCTGGCAGTTTATCCGCGCCTGGAAAACTACGTCGACGAGCGAAACCATGTTGCCAAAGCATGGCTGCACTGGCTTGGATTCAGGCTTGAAGAAGCCGCGCCTTATGGTGCTCTTGGTCTTAATTTCCACAGATTTCACATGGAGAGAAAATAATGTGTGATCCGGTTATTGCTGGTGGCGCAATGCTTGCCATGAGTGGCATTCAGGCATACACCCAGTACCAACAGGGAAAGTATGCCTCGAAGGTTGCAGAAGCGAACGCAGATATAGCCACTGCTCAGGCAAATGATGCAATAAACAGAGGTAACGCTGAAGCTGAGCAACGGCGCAGAGAGACCCGGCAGCGGCTTGGCACACAAGCGGCGACAATGGGGGCTACCGGCGCTGATTTATCTACCGGTAACGCGCTGGATATATTTGGTGACACTGCTCAGTTTGGCGCTCTTGATGCGCTGACGACGGTGAATAACGCGCAACGTGAGGCTTACGGTTATCAGGTTCAGGCTGCCAACTATAAAGCAGAAGCCAGTTCAGCCCGTAAACAGGGGAATGTGGGAGCAGCAACAACATTGCTCACTGCGCCTCTGAAGGCATACGGTGCGTACCAGATGTTTGGTGGGACGTGGAGTCCGTTTACTCAAAGCACTCATGCGCCAATCGGGGCAGCAGCAGGAACCAGATTACCCGGAGGATTATAATGCCAGTCGTACCAACAGTATCCGGACGCCAGGTTGAGAGCCGTGGAGTTCAGTCAGCAGGCTTGCAGACGTTTTCTCAGCCAGGTATTGGTGATGCTTTTGTTCGGGCAGGGACAGAGGCAATTGATGTTTTGGGGCAGGCAAAACAGCGTGCCAATATCGCTCTGGCTCAGGAGGCATCTCTTAACCTCAGTCAGATAAGCAGTGATCTGCTGAATAACCCTGAAACAGGTTTGCTTAACCTGAAAGGGAAAAATGCTACTGGAAAAGGTCAGGAGTATACGCAGCAGTTTGATGCCCAGGTCGAGCAACTGGCTATGTCGCTGCCGGATGAACAAGCTCGTAATGCTTTCATGCAGCAGGCGCAGCAGCAGCGCATTCAGTTCACTACGCAGGCCGGGCGGCACGAGATAGGGCAAATAAATGCCTACGAAGAAGGCCAGTTTCAGGCGACGCTGCTGAACAATGGTAAAAATGCCGCAGCATTGTATGGCGACAACGCCGCATACGTATTGGCTAATAAGCAAACTTTCCAGCAAATTGAGGATTACGGCATTGCGCATGGCTGGAGCGACGAGCAAATCCAGGCCAAGAAAATCGAGTTTAAAGAGAAGGTTGCTGATGCCGCATTGTCCCAGTGGTCGGCAAGCAATGCGACCGCATTCATCCAAAGTAATGGCGAGTTAAGTGATACTGCTGCTGGAGCTCGCCGTGCTGTAGCAGATAATGACTCTTCCGAGCGTGCCCGTGGCATACGCAACAATAACCCAGGAAATCTCGAATACAGCAAAACTAATCCGTGGGTAGGCCAGACCGGTGATGATGGTCGATTTGCTAAATTCGAAACACCTGAGCACGGGATTCGTGCATTAGGGCGTAACCTGATGTCGTATCAGCGGCAGGGTATCGATACCGTCAGCGAGATAATTAATCGCTGGGCACCGCCTACTGATAAAAATGACACTATGTCGTATATCAAAGCAGTGTGCGAACAACTTGGCGTTTCTGCTGATGAGCCTCTCGATGCATCAAATCCTGATACCCTGAAGGCGCTTTGTGCAGCCATTATCCATCATGAGAACGGTAGTCAGCCATACAGTGATCAGCAGTTAACTGCTGGTGTCAGTGCAGCACTTGGTTTATCAACAATTCCAACCAACACCAAACGCTATACCGGTAATGCAGCATTCGATGCGGCATCTCCTGAGGCTCAGGCAAGTTTTATGCGGCAGGCGGATCAACTGCGTCGGCAGCAGCAGGCTGAATATAAAACGATGATTGACAGCCAGGTTCGTGATGCGACAGCTGCGTATATGCGTGGCGTTGAATTTCCTAACCCACCTGGTGAGGATGATTTTATTGCAGCTTATGGTGTCAGAGAAGGAAACCTGCGATATACCGAGTTTAAGAATACGCAGATCGCCGGACAGTATATAGGTTCTTTCCGCAACATGCCGACAAGCAGCATTACAGCATATGTTGAGCAATTACGCCCGGATACTGGTGAGACAGGGGAGGGGTATGCGGCACGCGCAGCTCTTTATGACAACGTTGTTTCGGCTGCAAATCAGGTGATAAAGCAGCGGCAATCGGATCCTGTGCAGTTCTCTCTTGCCGCCGGACAGGCAAAGCCTATCGACATGAGCAATAAGGATAACTTTGGACAGAGCGTTGCCTTGCGTGCCGCTCAGGTCAGTGACCTTGCCAAGTCATATGGCACTCCACTGACGTTCTTTTCCAAAGACGAGGCCAATCAGATCGGTGTTTTCTTTCGTGATGCGCCCGTTTCCCAACAGGCAGCATATCTCGATACCATCAGGCAAAGCACTGGCGGTGGGCAGGTGTATATGTCAGCACTACAGCAGATCAGTGCCAACGCTCCATCTGCTGCCGTTGCCGGGATACTGATGGATAAGCCTGGTGGTATTTTGGCAGAAAAAAACTGGTTTAATCCGGATGTTTCCGTGTCTCCTGAAACCGCTGCGCAGACAATTCTTGCTGGCGCGGCGGCTCGTAAAGGTACTGATGATGCGAAAGGTATTCCGATGCCTAAAGATGCTGATCTTCGCCTTGAGTTTTCTGACATGGTGAAGGATGCATTTGCTGGTGATGCTCAGGGGGCATCAATGGCATACGAGATCGCAAAGGACTATTACGCTGGTGTGATGGCGAAAAAAGGCGTGGTATCAGGCGAAATTGACAATGATATCTGGAAACAGGCTGTTAACGTAGCTACAGGTGGCGTGCATGACTATAACGGAATGGGGAATGTTCTTTTGCCGTGGGGAATGTCTGCAGAGCAATTCGATAAGCAGGTTAATCAGGCTTGGAATGAACAAGTTGTCGGCACAGGGATAAAAACACCGCCTGGTCAGTATGGTTTGCAAAGTTACGGCGATAGTCAGTACCTGGTAAAACTTGGGACTGGATATCTGCTGAAGGATGATGGTTCTCCTGTTGTTCTTGATCTGACACAGAAGCGTCAGAGATTCTCCGGAGATATTCCGCAATGAGTTACTTTGGCCTTAATCCAGTAAACCAGAATCAGCAGCTTGACGAAGCAGCATCAAATCCAGCTGGCTTTAACAGCGATGTTGGTTTTTTCGACAATGCTGTAGGAGCGGCATTGTCTGGTTTGTACTCCGGGCTGGTGGCAAAGCCAGATCAGTTGCTATGGGCAGGGATGGATAAAATCGTATCCCCGATTGCTCAGTTTGTTAACGAAAACACCTCGCTCAATGACACTTCAGTTTCATACATTGCCGAGCAGAGAAAACTAGCAGAGCAGCAGGTTAAGCGGCTGACGCCTGATGCCGCGACAACCGGAACCGCAGGGCAGGTTCTTTATGGGTTGTTCGATATGGGCGGGCAGGCTGTTGTCGGTACAACGCTCGGTGGTCCGGTCGGAGGTGCTGCGGCGGTAACTTCGCTACAGGGTTTTTCTGAGTTTGAACGACTGACAGCTCAGGGGGTTGATTTCAGGACGGCGCAGGAAGCGGGATTAGTGCAGGGTATTACTGCTGGTGCCGGAACACTGATCCCTATGAGTCTCGGGTTACGTGCTGGTGGTGCGCTAGCGGAAGGTGTGGCGGCTCAGCTTGCGCGGACGGGTGAAAGTTCAGTGCGACGCGCCGCGGCAACAGCAGTACGTGCAACGCCAGATATTGCCTATGCCGCAGGTACAAATATTGCGTTCGGTATGGCACAGCGCGGGCTTACTGCAAAAACGCTTCGTGATGGTGGCTATAGCGAAATGGCTAACCAGTATGATGTGTTGGATCGACAGGCAATTGCTATTGATGCTGTTCTTGGGGTGGCTTTTGGTGGAGTCGGCAGATTTATTAACTCTCGCGGCGAGTCTACAAACGCACCAAACTTTTCACCAGTTGATATCGATGCTGCACTGGCGGCGAATGCCGCTCATCATGCTGAAATTGATATTGCTCCCGGCGTGCCGATCAACGTGCTTTCGCGCAATTCTCACATTCAGGCTCTGCGAAAAGCTATGTCTGCTGTTAGCCAGGGGAGACCTGTAGACGTTGCCAGCATTGTTGAGTCTGCATCTTTCAGTGAAATTCCTGGGCGCAAGAATCTGCTGTCTCAGGCAGTTAATGAGGCTCTGTCATCTGTAGATGATGGAGTAACGGCGCGCGCTATCGAAAATCGGTTGCTTGAAGAACAGGCTGCGCAGCTTTTGCCGCGTGGCGATAGACAGGTTTACCAGTCTGAAATCGCTAATAGCCAACGAATTCTCGACAATCTCACTGAACAGCGCGCACAAATTCTTGCAGAAGAGCCAACTGGTAGCGGTAAAGCTTTGTCTCGTGCTCGATCAGATAAACAGGCCAGAATTCGCGATATTGACCAACGAATCCGGCAGGCACAAGAACGCCTGGAATTTTCCCGTAACGCGTTGGCGCCGCACGAGCATGGAGGTCAGTTTTTTGAAGCTCGAGCAGAACTGGCACGGCGACTGCAGGTAGAAAGTGAACTTAATGCTCAGGCTGTTTCATTCTATAAAACAGCAGAGGTCAGGACGCCAGACGAAGTAGCTCCTTTTGAGCCTGATAAAATATTGCAACAGGCAGAACAAAAAATGATGGCGGATCAGGCAGGAGATATTGATCTGCGCATAGCTGAAGACTCGTTGCTTGAATCACCTGACATGATAATCACCGTGCTGGATGATGATGGTAATCCACAATCGCGCAGCGCGCGTGAAGTACTGGATGAAGCGAACAGGGAAAGTGAGCAGGCAATACAGGATTCCAGCCTGTTTGATGTCGCTGTGGCGTGTTTCTTGAGAGGTTAAATTAAATGAGACAGGAATGTATACAAGCGGTCCAGCAGGCGGCGCAGCGCACGTTAACGGCGCGAGAAATACAGAACATTGAAGACCGCATTTATCGAAATATGCGCTCCATTGCTCGTGATGACCCGATGTCGTGGAGACAACTTTCCGAATCAGAGCGGCTATATCGTGCAGCACAATTGGCATCTGAAGAATTACAGCGAGAAGCGGCATTAAAGAAACGTCGTGTGGCCCTCACTATAGCCGCACGTCAGAGATTGGATAAATTTATCAATAGCTATCAAGGGGCTGATGGGAAACTCGGCGCTCTTAACCGTACTATTGCTTTTAATGCAGACGGTAAATCGAATTTTCTCTCTGTTGAGTCCAGAACAAAAGCCACTCGTGATTATGCATTGAGTCAATTGCAAGAGGCATTTGAAGCAGTTGATCCTCGCTTTTTTGGCCTGTTTGAAGATGAAGCTGGCGTGCGTGACCTGGTATATGAAATGCGAGGGCAAAATACTGGCAATGCTAAAGCAAGAAAAGGTGCTAAGGCGTGGAGAGAAGTGACAGATCTACTGCGCCGCCGGTTTAATGATGCTGGTGGGGACATTGGCTATCTCGAAAACTGGGGAATCCCTCAACATCATTCTATGGAAAAGGTTGGGGCGGTATCAAAGGATAAGTGGGTTAGCGATGTTATAGGTAAGCTGGATCGCAAATATTATATCCGAGCCGATGGACAACTGATGAACGATGCCGAGTTGTCTGCATTTCTTGGAGAGGCTTATAACACGATCGCTACTGGTGGGCTGAATAAGCTTACTGATACCGGAATGCGAATTTCCGGCGCACGTGCTAACCGTGGTAATGCATCACGACAGATACATTTCAAAGATGCAGATTCCTATCTGCAATATCAGCAACTTTATGGCGATCGCTCTCTATGGGAAATCATGGTCGGTCACCTGGAAGGTATCAGTAAAGATATTGCACTGGTGGAAACATATGGCCCAAACCCTGATCATGTTTTCCGCTCTCTTCTTGATCAGGTGAAGGCAGAAACGGCAACAGCTAACCCGAGTAAAACCGGTAGCGTCGAGCGGCTGGCGAACAAAACAGAGAACCTGTACAACTTTATTTCCGGAAAGACACAGCCTGTTGCGAATCCTCACATCGCGCGCTGGTCTGACAATATCAGAAACTGGCTGGTTGCCAGCAGGCTCGGATCCGCGTTGCTGTCATCGTTCTCTGATCTTGGAACCATATATCTGTCTGCGAAGGTTACCAACCTTCCAATGAACCAGTTATTCCGCAACCAGCTTGAAGCTATGGACCCAACGAACCGTACTGAGCTTGCGCGGGCGCGCCGCGCTGGTCTGGCGATGGAATCTCTACTTGGCAGCGTTAACCGCTGGGCGATGGATAATATGGGGCCGTCTGTGTCTCGTTGGGCGGCAACGGCGGTAATGCGTGCCAGTGGACTTACAGCATGGTCAGATGCGCACAAGCGCGCTTATGGCGTAACCATGATGGGAAGCCTGGGAGAAGTAGTGTCACGGACACCAGACCTTCGTAGCCTCGATGACTCTGATTTTCGTATCCTGAAAAGCAAAGGGATTACTGACACAGACTGGAGCGTATGGAAGCTGGCGCAACAGGAGGACTGGGGGAACGGTAATAATACGATGCTGACACCGGAAAGCATTATGCGTATCCCTGATTCAGCAGTTAAACATCTTGGTGAGCCTGAACGTGTGAAATTTGAGGCAATGCGTAAACTGCTCGGTGCCGTAACTGAAGAAGTTGATATGGCTGTTATTACACCGGGCGCACGTGAACAGATGTTCGTAGGGTCTGGTCTTCAGCGTGGAACATGGAAAGGTGAATTAACGAGAAGTGTTTTCCTGTTTAAATCGTTCCCTATCTCGGTAGTTATGCGTCACTGGCATAGAGCTATGGGGATGCCGTCTGCTGGTGGGCGTGCGGCATATATAGCAACGTTTTTAGCAAGCACAACCATGCTTGGTGCTCTTTCCATGCAGATTACTGATCTTATTAATGGGAGAAATCCAAAAGAAATGACCGGTGACAACATGGTTAAATTCTGGATAAATGCATTTTTAAAAGGTGGTGGGGCAGGGTTGTATGGTGATTTTCTTTTCTCTGACCACACCAGGTACGGGAGCGGCGCACTAGCGTCGATGCTTGGCCCGGTAGCTGGTCTGGTTGATGACGTAGTGAAGATTGCTCAGGGTATACCGTTAAATGCTGTGGAAGGGAAGAATGAGCAGACTGGTGGTGATTTGGTTAAGCTTGGGAAAGGTTTGATGCCTGGTGCGAATCTCTGGTATTTGAAGGCGGCTCTCGATCACATGATCTTTAACCAGATGCAGGAGTATTTTTCACCAGGCTATTTGCGTAAAATGGAGCAACGTTCAAAGAAAGAGTTTAACCAGACATACTGGTGGCGACCTCAGGATGTCACTCCGCAATAAGGAACAACAATGAAGGAATTATTGCTGTTATCGGTATTTTTGATATCCGCTTGCTCGACATCCTATGATGTTTATGACGGTGTTGATAAGGCATATTGCGACAAAGTTAAAATGGATTTTTCTCTTGCCAAGACGGCGAAGGATAGTTGTATTGATCACTACGTCAAGACTTATACCAAGCCAGCCTCATCGGCATCTGATATTGCTGAAGGTGCTGTGTTTGAGTGTAACAAGGTGATATCCATCGCAGCGAGTTCTTCATACGATGCTGCTGTATGTGCAATGGCTGAAAGAAACGGCATGTCAGTGCAAAAAATTAATAGCATGATAAGCAGTAATGACGAAGCCAAAATAAGAACTGATATCAGCTCGGTGAAAAAAGATGCCATGAACAGAGTTGTAAAATATCAGTCATCTTTATAAGTCGTGACATGTCACAGGCCGCTTTCGCGGCCTTGTTTTTAACGAATGCCACCGCCGCCCGGGCGGGAATCCGCAGAACGCCCACCGCAGCGGGAGCCGTCAGCGGCAGTATCGCTGTCGTGCTGACAACGACCGGCAAAGGCCTGAGTTGAAGCTACCAGAGACAACAAAACGAACAGTGCAGCAAATGCTTTTTTCATTGTGAAATTTCCATCTATAAGCCACCTCGATGTGGCGTCAATGAGTGTAGCACTGACTTTTGTTTCGTCCACAAAAAAGCCCGCGGCGCGGGCTATTCCTTCCATTTATCAGAAAAAAGATCTTCTTCTAAAGGCATTGGTTCTGTTTTTGTTTTCTCAAAGAATTGATAACTGATAGTGATTGCTGCCTCTTTAAACTCTTCTTGCTCAGTTATGTTGTGAGCATCTGCGTCAACAAAAAACATAACCAGCGCATCACGATTGTGATTTACCGAATAAACTAAAAAGCAATCACTTGTTGGTATGCATTTTACTTGTACAGACGCTATATTTTTCCATGCATCCCAAGATGATTTTTTACCAGTGTGTTTTTTATCACTATCTTCTGGAATATAGTCTTGGTTATCGACATGAGTATGCCTGACATTTAGTTTAAGCATTTCTGTCGGACGAGCAAATGCAGCATCTTTACCAAGAGATGGATGGTATCCCGTTTTCCAATACTGGGTAAAGGCATCAGATACTTTCTTCAGCTCAAGATCAGATGCACAAAGGGCCGAGAAATTTTGCGTATGCAATACTCGACCCTTATATCTGACAATTTGATTTTTATCATTCTGCGACGCAGACGAACTCATAATTTTCCTTATTGTTACGAGAATCAAAGAAAGCGCGGGATACGCGACTTGCGTGATCTTTTGTCATAGTAACTTTTACGTACTCTACGCTTCCATTGAAAGAACGTCTTGCGGCAGCTTGCGCTCTACGCATCTGCAATTTTTCGTTTCGCATGACATTACCTCATATCTCATAAGTTCATTACACGGATTAATAAAAATGAAACCAATCCGTTTACCCTTGAGGTAATAGTACGCTATTCACCCACAGTCTGCAATCTGTACAGAATTATTTAAAAGCACATCCATGTGCCACCGCCCGTCAGAAGAATCCTGCCTTGTCGTTGATGTATTCCGCGTGGGTCTGGATATCACGCAGGCATTTACTCACACCGACGATGTAGCAGAACATGGTGGTCAGTTCCGCCGCCGCGCCCGATACGTCATGCCCGTCTTCCTGTAACTGGTTCAGCAGATTCATCAGCAGTGAGTTCTCCGTCAGGCCGAGAACACCAGACGGCGAGTGAATCAGGCTGCGGTAGCCGGGCTTCAGTGGGGCACTGTAGGTTTTGTTCTCTATCTTCATTGCCTGTATTACTGCTGACGCCGTGGCGTTGGCTACCTGGTCGGCAACCATCTTTATGCGTTCTTCCTGCGGGAGCGAGTTTTTAATGTAACTTCCGGTGCGGCGGATCTGAGGAAGAACCTCACCTGTAACCCATTTACGAAAGCGGTAGGGGATAGTGCCTGGTGTCACCGCATCGCGGCAGCGGAGGATCAGTGTGTAGAGGCCTGACTCGGAGATGATGTTGATCTCTTTTACTCGGCTGTCAAAAATTGCACGATGTTCATGCCCTATGTTGAACATAGACCTTTCATCATCATCCAGTTTTTCAAGTGATTGGGTGACGTTTTGGATACGCAGCGCACTACAAACGTCTTGGGCTACAAACCATGGTTGGCCATCGATAATGATGGAACGGATAGGGTTAACAGATTCAAATTTGAAGATGGCAGTTTGAGCATTAGCCATGGTGGTTATCTCCACTTAGTGATTTTAATCACCACCGCAACGCCAATTACTGGTGGTGAACTGGACAAGGTTGGCGTACCGGCCTAAGTGGTACCGGCGTCCTTTCGGACCCCTGCCCAGCCCACCATAATTCGGATATGGCTGTGCTTAACGCATAAAAAAACCACGTCTGGCGTGGTATGCGCCACTTAGTAACTCGGGACGCCAATCCCGGCACTGGATTTTGCCAGTACCCGATTACTATGGCACAAGAGGAGTGCGATGTAAATTTACCTCAAAGGTAAATATAAGCACTCCACTTGGTAATTGCAAACCTTATCTGGTTTGTTTTCGTAATTGTTCGGCACAATAGTCGAGATGTGTTTGCAGATCCTGCATAGACATCTGTGAGCTGGTGACGTAGTTAATCAGTGCAGTCAGTTCGGCAAGTGGGCCATCGACATTAAATCCATCCTTATCGAGATCCCGGAGTAATTTCATCAAGAGCGATCCCTCCACCAGTAATCTGACGCCTCCCGGCGTGTGAATCCTTTCGGTAAATCCGTCTTCCAGTGGATAGTGATACTGCTGCATCTTATCTTCTCCATGCAATAACTGTACAAATATACAGTATCAAATAATTTGTTTGCTATCCAGCACGTTTTGCAAATCACCTGAAAGGTAATATCTGTGTGTATTGATGATGTTTCTATCCATATATGGTTCGTTGGGTAATAAAATAGCCAGATATGCGGCGCAACGGGTGCTGCGACTATCTGGAGATTTAGCATGACGGTCTCAACCGAAGTTGACCACAACGAATACACAGGTAACGGTGTTACGACATCATTTCCGTATACCTTCAGGATTTTCCAGAAATCTGATCTGGTAGTACAAGTGGTTGACCTTGATGAAAATATCACTGTTCTTGCTCTTGATACTGATTACACAGTTACCGGGGCGGGAGGATATAACGGTGGTAATGTAATTCTGTCGAAGGTGTTGGCTAACGGTTATCTGATTTCTATATATCGAGAGCTACCGGTTACGCAGGAAACTGATTTGCGTAATCAGGGTAAGTTCTTTGCAGAAGTGCATGAGAACGCTTTTGATAAGCTAACGATGCTGATCCAGCAGGTTCGAAATTGGTTCAGTCTGGCGCTACGAAAGCCGTCGTTCGTGGCTAATTATTACGACGCGATGAATAACTATATTCGTAATCTTCGTGACCCATCTAGGCCGCAAGATGCAGCAACGAAAAATTATGTTGACGGGCTTGCAGAAACAAACCTGAGCAGAACGCTACGAACTCCCGAACCGATATCAACTTTGCCCGGCGTTGAGCAACGTAAGAATAAGATTGTTGCAATGGATGATTCAGGAGACCCAATCATGGTTCTCCCGGAATCTGGGAGCGCTACTGATGTCATGTTGCAGCTTGCTGCCACCGATGGGTTTAAAAATATCGGTTCCTGCCCTGATGTGGCCACATTAAGAAATACTGAACCTTCGTCAGTAAACCAGCAAATTATTGTCAGAGGTTATTATAGCGATACCCCCGGTCTTGGAGGTGGGGTGTTCATGTCGTTTGACAGTTCTGAAGCTGACGATGGTGTGAATATTTTTGTTACCCCCGGCGGTAAGCGATGGAAGAGAGCTGGAAGCCACATCGATATTCCGGTAGAGAACGGTGGCATGATGACATCATGTACGGCTGAGCAAAACAGTGAAGCCTTTGAACGCCTGACTGCATGCCTTCCATATGAAGGAGGTACGCTCAGACTCAATGGATTTTACGATATTAAGTATGGCGCTATCGTGCCTCCACGTGTCACGCTGGAGGGGTGCGGTATGGATTCCTGTGGATTAATTAAAACAGGTAACGATATTAAAACCGTTCCGGATCGCATGTGGCAGGGTGTACCACACAGCTTCTCCAAAGACTTTATTGTTGCGGTAGATATGGATAGTGACACATCAGGTGATTTAAGCGGGAAACAAACAAGAAGCACCAGAATAATTGGATTGAGTATTCTAAATACTGCGCCCAATCCTTGTGATTACGGGATATATAGCGCTATCAGTTACAATGTGCGCCTTCAGGACCTGTATATTCATAGGGTGAAAACCGGTTATCGCACTAGTGATAGCTGGTTGCAGACATGGGAAAACATTACTATTCAGGATGTCGTTACTGGAGTTAAAATCGAAGCAGGTGGAACCACATATAATTTAAACAATATTTATGTGAAAACATGTTCAGGTGTTGCATATGATTTTAATAACATTACATATAGCAGCCTGACTTGTTTGGCTGCTGACTTCGTTAATGGTACTGGCTATAAATTTAAAGATTGTACTGGAGTAAATCTATCTGGATGCGGAAGCGAAGAAGGCACTGGTAAAATATTTGATATAAATGGTAGTCGAATTAACGTAACTGCATTTAGAGGGGTTAATCATCATGATGGAGGAGTTGAAGCTGTATCTCTGGAATCGTGTTTCATCTCATTGGTTTCATCTCATTTTTCTGGTTACTCTGGAGTCTCATCTAGCAAATACATATATCTTAATGATGCAACTGCAAATTTTAATGGTGCGGTAATTCCCGACAACACCACTGATTCTATTAGATGGGGGAGTGGGCAGAGCTGGATCAACAAGGTTGATTCAGGCGGCACCTATAGTATAACCGGAAACTCATCATGGACTGCATTATGCAGACTTGAGTCAGGATATATAACGGTTCTATCAGTATCACCACCCACGGGAGATACAACTAATTTCCCGTTTGGCACCAAGTGGGAATTGCTTGGTCCGGTTTCTACCGGACCGTGGAAGTGGACATACGTATCAACTGGTGAATGGAAGGTATCCGCAACTACCACGTAAAAAAAGGGGCTGAAAGCCCCTTTTTATCTAATATCTGAATTTGTTTGATATCTTTTTCCCAATATCCATTGCTGGTTTTTCTATCGCAATAAATGATATCAGTCCAGCAATAAGTGATAGTGCTATGCATAAAACTTGATTTAAGTACAGATTTATATCAGGTAATAACCTGAATGTTATCTGCTGTATTAAAAAGCCCCACAAGTAAACGCCATATGATACATCATGTTTTATTCTTATTGATTTTATTATTTTTGTTGTTGATAAATATACGAAAAATGTACATGCGCAAAAATAAAAAAGCATATGCTTGAGTGTTGGTTCTGACACAAAATTATATAATATTGCAAATCCTATTGGTGCATGTAGTGAAATGTATATTTTGTCCTTGTTTATAGCATACAATGCGCCAAGAGCAAAGCATGGAGCCATTAAAAACACATCTGCATTATCGTTATTTATAAAAATTAATTTGTTCCATCCCAATACTGGAAGCGCTATTATTGATAAGCATATGATGCTAGGTATTATTCTTCCTCTGCTCTGAGTTATCATGTAGCATGCTAGGAGCACGACATAAGATGCAACTTCATATGGTATTGTCCATAAAGAACCATTAACTGAGCTTTTATATATATTTTCCTCAAAAACACCAGGAAGAAAAAATTGCATATCCAAATATGAGCTTTTAAATAGATAGCTGTACGTCAGCGTATCTTTTAAATAAGATGTCATTGAATGCGTTGTAAGTAATGGTCCAACAATGAATGTCGCGAATAATAAAACAAAAATGAATGCGGGGAATATTCTAAAAAATCTAGATGAAATAAAGTGTGGTATGTTTCGCGTTGTTAATAAACTATTAGTTACAAGCATTCCGCTAATAAAGAAAAATATTTTTACAGCAATGGAACCAGTATATGTAAATGTGAAAACAGACTGAACCGGCTCCTGGGCTCCATCAGAATTTGCAAGATAATATGAATGGGCAAATATTACAGAAATTGCACAAAAAATACGTATTAAGTCAAGGTTATTGTTATCCCTTTTTAGCGCATCTTTGACCAACATAAAAATCACCTAACTGTTTATTTTGAAGAGCATTGTATCATCAGATAGCCGCACTTTCACTCCCATCAGATCACCGTCAGAAATTATCATAAGCGCCAGTTCATCATGTGCAATTGCGTGCAAACAAAATATTCACTGCAGAGAGATTAAGTAGATTGATTCTACTGGGTTGGCATGAGACAAAACTGAGACACACAAAGCTTTGCATTGGTAACTGAATCCTATGTACCTATCACATTGTCGTGGCACCTTATAAAGTTAGGCATCAAAAGCCACGTCATAGCTATGGAGCCAGAAAACACCTCACCTATTCAGAATGTTTTTGGGGATTTCAATTAAACCATATATGTATTAATTGTGTATGATGGACTCACCAACTAAGGTGGGTCTTTATGCACAGTAAACGGTGGTTTCTATGTCAGTTCAACTAACCAGTGAAACATTAAATCAATGGCTTAGTCTTGGTTCTCTAGCTGCGGTGATAGCAGGAGTACCTCCAGAAGTAGCGTTGGGGTCTTTGTCAGGAGCGGTGATTTTTGTTACCTCTGCGGTAGAGTACCCAATTAGTCGTCGCGTACTCTTGTCGATGCTTAGCTTTCTCTGTGGGCTTCTTTTCTACAAACCAGCAGCATCAATTCTTATAGGCGTAGCTAGCCTGATCCCTACTATCACGCAGGACTCTTTCGAGAAAGGGGTTGTTTTCTCTGCTGGCGCATTCGTGTCAGCAATCGTCGCAGTACGAATTGGCATCTGGCTCTATCACCGTTCCGATAATCCACGTGAGTTAATTCCGGGGAGAAAAGACGATGGCAACGTATGAGCTTTTTTTTCTTATCACCAATGCAGTTATTTGTACTGGCATAGCAATTCGCGTTGTCACATTTCGGCGTAACGGGTCACAACACCGAAGATGGGGAGGGTGGCTTGCTTATTTCCTGATTGTTGCTGCGGCCAGTATTCCTGTTCGTGTCGCCTATGCAATCTGGTTACGCACGCCAATGGCTGTGGATTTATCTGAGGTCATTATCAACGCTGTCATGCTCGCTGCGGTTATTAAAACGCGCGGTAACGTCGTTCAAATTTTCAAAGTATCGAGGTCTAAACATGGAGATTAAACAATTCCAGCGAGCTGCTGGTATTAGCGAGGCGCTGGCCGCACGCTGGTTTCTGCATATCACTGCTGCCATGAATGAGTTTGGCATTATCAAACCAGATGACCAGGCGATGTTTATCGCGCAGGTCGGGCATGAGTCCGGAGGATTTACCCGGTTACAGGAAAACTTCAACTACAGCGTTAATGGACTGTCCGGGTTTATCCGTGCCGGACGCATCACGCCGGACCAGGCCAGCACGCTGGGACGAAAAGCATATGAGAAGTCTCTGCCTCTGGAGCGCCAGCGTGCGATCGCCAATCTGGTGTACAGCAAACGCATGGGGAACAATGCCCCTGGTGATGGCTGGAATTACCGAGGGCGCGGACTTATCCAGATTACCGGTTTGAATAACTATCGTGATTGCGGAAACGGCCTGAAGGTTGACCTGCTGGAGAGCCCTGAACTGCTGGCGCAGGACGAATATGCGGCTCGTAGCGCGGCGTGGTTCTTCGCCAGCAAAGGATGCATGAAGTATACCGGCGATATTGCACGTGTAACTCTGATTATCAATGGTGGCCGGAACGGCATCGACGACCGGCGCGCGCGGTACATCACTGCCAGTAAGGTGCTGGCGGTATGATCTGGGCATTCGCAAAAGCATACTGGAAACAGTTGGTTATCATGGCGATGCTTGCTGTTCTGGTCATATCAGGAGTTGTAGCCTGGAATGCACACGGCAGTCGTCAGTACGATGCCGGGTATGCGCAGGCGAAGAAAGACCGCAAAGCTGAAGATGAGATAGTTCGTCAGCACTACGAACAGGAGAAATCGATCAATGAACGTGAAGCGCAGCAGAGGATCGACCAGGCGCGCAATGATGCTCTTGATGCTGCCGCTCGCGCTGGCCGGTTGCAGCAACAGCTCGTTGCCATCCGTGAGCAGCTCAGGCACTATAACGCCATTGTCGGCGCTGGGTCGTCAGCCGCAGACACCGGAGTTTTGCTTTCCGACGTGTTCAGCAAATCTCTCGAGAGAAATAGACAACTGGCAGAGTATGCTGACCGGGCATCCGAAGCCGGAAGAGTCTGCGAAAAACAGTACGACACCCTGACCAGATAGCATGGCATTTTTCACGGTACTGATTTCCGGTGACGGTATATAAAACGGTACGGGAAAAATTGAGATTTGGAAAAATGTTATCACTCAATTGGTTATGGTTATCGTAAATAATTGAGTGGGAATGATTTTGATCCCTGCACTATGAATGAACAAAACCCTCTGTTACTACAGAGGGTTTTTTATCTTCAAGAATTATAGGCTTGAAGTTACTTACATCGATTAATTAAACCAGCTGTCCGATTTGTTCTCTTCTGCTTTGCCCACGCTTTTCATCAGATCGCGACCGCCTTCAGTCATATTTCTGTTTGCGTCAGCTTCAGATTGCACCACATCGGTTTGCGCAGCTTTGTGCTTCAGTTCCTGATCGATAAATTCGTTTTCGCGCTTGACGCGGGCTTCTTCTTTCGCCAGCGCCAGTTTTTGTTTCTGAATCTCTAAGCTACGTAGCTCATCTTCATAACTTTGATCGCGTTTTTTGTCCGCAGTGGCTTCGGCGTCCAGTTTATCCTGACGAGCTTTCTTATTCGCTGCTGCCGTTGCCGCTCTTTTATTAGCCGCGGCCTGGGCGTTTGCGCGACGTTGCTTCTCTTGCTGGATTTCCCTGTTGCGCTCCGCGACCCATTCGTCATGCTGCCTTTGCTCTTCATTTTTACCTTGCTGTTCCGCTTCTGCGACAGCCGAGAGTTGATCCTGCAATGATGAGGCGATAGCCGGATAGCTTAAGGAGGCTAAGATGGCGCAAAGAAAAACTTTCTTCATGACTCCTCCTGATTATTAGCTCTTTTCAGGACATTTGGTATTTGGCTGAATACGCGTTTCGTTATACGTCGTGGTAATAACAACGGCTAAACCTGTCGTAAACTGGCACTCTTTACCCACCTGGGTGGAGGTATACACTTTGGTGCCTTCCTTATATGTTAAAGAAACACCTTCCACTAAGGTTTTATCATTCACCATCGAACCCGCTGCCGCGCCTACAGCTCCGCCGCCAACTGCACCTGCCGTCGTTCCGGAATTGCTGCCAGACCCGACGTTGTGGCCGATAACACCGCCAGCGACAGCGCCAATAAGCGCGCCGAAGGCTTGTGCGTTCCGTTTATTTTGGGCGTTGTCTACGGCAACTTTTGCGGGAAGAATGGAAATAATATTAACGGTTTTAGTTTCTTGTTTGGTATTCAGTTGATCGGTTTGATAAACATCGGCGGCATGATCATCAGCATTTGACTGGCATCCTGCCAGAGTGAATGACGCTAACATTGCCACAGGCAGAAGACATTTTTTAAATTTCATCACTATTCCTTGTTATACACATTACGAAAAATGAGACATTTAAGATCATCAAAAGAGGAAAGTAAATGTATTGCGTATAAAGGAATAGATTAAATTTATTAAAATTCATGCGGGAAATAATTTATAAAAATACATCATCACAACATATGTATTAATGATGTATTTATTTCGCAGCCGAACAGGATGAACTTCAGTCAGAACAAAGACGTAAAATTTAAGATGAAAGAATATCTGCCGCTTTGATAATCTCAAAGAGCAAAAGCATCCGACAGCGAGGTGCCGGTGATGCTGCCAACTTACTGATTTAGT